TTTTAGTTCATTGTACTGTTCCATAGTTAAAACCTCCGTATATTTCATATTTTTTATCTCGTCCAATGGATAATATCTTCCGGGGCAATTACTGTCACCAATCTCTCTATGTCCAACTATCTTCGCATTTGGATAATAGTTCTTTTTTAGATATTGACATAACTCGATAATAGATTTCTTTTGTGCTTGTGGCATTGTCTTTTCTTTTGTGTGATAATCACCCTCTGCACAAATTCCGACCGAACAACTATTCATTCCCTGTACATGTGCACCGACAACGTTTATTGGTCTGCCACAATAAATTGTGCCGTCTTTACGCACAAAGAAATGATAACCGATGCCTGTCCAACCGTTTGCTCTATGCCAACTATGTACATCTTGTGCGGTACATTTAACCGCCTCTGCGTGATGTAAAACTATATAATCGGTCTTGGAACGATTCGAAAAAACGCCACTCCAATTATACTTTTCTTCAATTATCTGCATTGTCATCACCTCTTAACTGCAACAATATATCTTTCAACTTTTGTGGCATTCGCGGGTAAATTACCGCCACATTTTCCAACACGCTTATACCCTCATTGGCTATGTAAAACATAATGACAATCTCACGAATTGCGACGTTATCGCCTGTAATCTGTTGCAGGACGTTTGATAACGCTACTATAATTAATATAGTAATCTTTTTGAGCAGTCCTTTAAAACCAATCTCACTCGACATTGTTTTTGTGTAGATTGCCTTGATAATACCGGTTAAATAGTCCAACACCATAATGACTAACAATGCCCACAAGATACTGTCCCACTTGCCGAATAGAGCGGCAAAAAAGCCGCCCACAATTCCTATAACTGTACTCGTCCAATTAAAAATTTTATCCATAAATTAACCCTCCATAATTTCTTTTTTCTCGTTCTCTGTGATATATCCCGCTTTGACGAATATATCTAAATGCTTTTCTTTGCAAATAACCTTTTTTAACATTTTTTATCAGTGCTTTACTCACTTTCGATACCTGCTTTCAGTTCCGCAATCTACATCAACATCATCTGCATTAATTCTTTGTATTCATCATCAGTAATACGTTCTGCAAGAAGAAACACGTCAAGTTTATCCTTCATTGAATCCTTATCATATCTACCACTTGCAATTATTTTTTTACAATATCCATATGTCATTGATATTTCCTCCTCTTTATAATCCTAATTCCATCTTAGACATTCTGTAATCCATATCAAGATTAAATTCATCTTGTGCCTCCGGCAATGACGCCTCATATGCTTCTTTACTGCCATACTTGACTATTTCAGCCAATTCAGTGTACGGGTCATCCGTTCTTAGCTTTATACCCTCCATCCAAGTATATGGATTATTCAACTTTTCTACATTTTGAATACTTAACAGTTTATGTTTGTCAACATAATCTGTTTTGTAACTGTCGGATTCCTCTTCATTCAAAAAATATTCAAAATTCAAATCAAAGTTATCAGGATCATCATAGCCCTCATTTAAGTATTTTACTGACTTCAAGGTCTTTAAAGTCACGATATAATTTACACACTGTACAATATTGTCAGGTGTGATTCTAAAAAATTCACTTATATTCATAGTTGCTCCTCCCAATTAACTTACACTTCTGAAAGACGGTGCTGTTATGCTTATTCCTGTTTTTGTATCAGTAGTTGATACACCTGTTCCTTGTGAGCTTATCCAAGTCGATTGATTCACGTAACACGCCTCAAAGTAGCAATAATTTCGTAATGTAGCCAAACTTGCTGCCGAAAACCATAATTTGCTGTTTGATGCCATACAGTACGCACAGAAAATTATCGCTCCTGAAATGTAAAAATCACAATGGCTTATGTGTGAGGCGTTAAAATAACCTGACGCTTGTAATATTTTAATACGGCAATTACTAAGTGTATTAAAATCACCTGTTGTCGTTTCTGATTGACTAAATCTTCTGCATTCAATTTGTGTGCCTACAAAAGAAATTGCTGAGAATGATTCGACATAGCTATGTGTACTGCTTATAGTCGTACCTATATGCTGTATAAATCCACCAAACATAGTACCGTTGCACGCATAGAAAACACCGTTGCTAAGAGTATTGTTACTACCACTCGGAAATAAAATGCCCGTGTTGGTAAGTTCTACAGTACACTCCCTGAATACCCACCAACAAACGTGGCTACTATCAAATCTATCTGCCGGCAATGTTACTGTTATTTGGCTATTGTTTAACCTTACATTGCAGTTTTTAAACAATGAATCTCTGCTGTGTAGTTTATTTGCATATGTAATTGAACAATTATCAAACTCCAAAGATGTATAATTGTTAAAAGCACCGGTATCCGGTCCTGAGCTGCCATCAACAGCAAAGTTGATACTCATGTTTCTGATTGCCAACGTTGCACTTGTATTTGACATCTTAGAGATCATCTGAGGAAAGGTTTCATTGATTATGGTAATTCCTTTACCTTGTCCCTCGATTACCACATCATTTTTATGCGAAATACCGTTTGAAAAATTATATGTACCTTCTAAAAGAATAATTTTTCCTCCTGCAGTTAGAGTGTTTATTGCCTTCTGAATAATTGTTTGGTCGTTGGTTCCCGTACATTTAAAATCACAGTATCGTGTCGTTATTGATGAACCTACTGTGATAACGGACGGTTTATTAGAAACACCCTGTTTATCAGATGAAATAGCTACCCAATAACTTCCGTCATACAAAAATTCAACAATTTCGTTAGACTCCCAAGTATTTGTTGTAGATGGCACTGCATCTCTTAATTTTATTGTTTTTGCACCGGTTCCGTTTACATTCAAAGTAACTGTAGTAGCTGTGCTTGCATACGGATAGCTAAACTTTACTAAAACCCTTGCACCTGTTACCAATTTAAAATTTGTTATGCTCACTCTTCTATCGCTTATTGATGGACTGTCGCCGCATACCGCATAAGGTGGTTGTTTCCATACCGGTGCACCACTTCCGCTACCTATCAAGCTATACCCTGCCGTTCCCACACTCGTTGGTGCATACCACGACTTTATTGCCGTTGCCGAACCGTTATAGCTCGTTGCTGAGCCGTTCATTGTCAGTGTCAATGAATTAGGATTTTGCATTGACGTTGGTTTATTTGACAGGTCAGTATATGAACCTGTAAACGCTACCGTTTTTAGGTCTGTGAAAAACTTTTTTATCTTACCGAACAACACGCTGATTGTTTCCCCCGATACGATATTACTGCGGTTTGTAGCCGTTTCAAATGTTGGTTTTTCTAAATCATCAATAATACTTTCGACATTATCAATGTTGTCATTTATTGCCTTTGGAACGTCCGCAATGTCTGTATATTCAATTTTCTTAAATCCCTTGTCCGTTATTTTTGCCATAGCTCATCACCTCACTGCACGATTTCAGCTTTGCCGTCATCATCTTTTTGAATTAATCTGTGATATTCAAAATCACCGCAATCCGAACTTGATGAAATTTCAGCCGAGAAAATATAATTATCAGGTGGTTGTGGTCCTCTGCCCGACACAGTTGTACCGCATACCAATGATATATTGTCACTGTCATAGTTATAGCATATATACATATAACATTTATCGTATGATTGTGTTGGATATGTCGCAGTACCTGTTACTTCTTTTCTCGCAATATAATTCACTTTAGGTTTTACAATGAAATTGTAGCCGCTTGAACCTTGACTTATGGAATACTCTAAATCAATTTTCTTGATTGCTTTTAACTGCTCAATTTTATTATTCATTTCAGCTATTTTTGAATTAAACACATCAAATGTCACTTCAGCATTTAATGTGACATCAACTTTGACCGATGACGATTCCGTTATAATATTCAGAAAATCAATAGTTCTGTAAACATTATTTGCTCCTGTAAATTTTGGAAAACCCTGTGCATTATCATCGCATCTCGTATACATATAAAGTATCTCACCTTCATCGGGGTCTTCTGCCATAATGCCGATTTCATGCAAATAGAAATCCATATCACCATTTTTGATTCTGATACGAATATTCACTGTTCCTGCCGATATTACGTCAACATTGACTATATCAACTGTTGCAGTCGATGATGTTGTTCCCGTTTGGTGTGATGGGATTTCCGATTTCAGTGCTGTCAGTGTTGCAACTGATTCGCCTTCGCATAAAATACCAGAACCAATAACCGCTCTGGTTATTTTCAATGGTTTTCCCGTTTTTAATTTACTTTCCAACATCAATCCCTTTGCAGTATATTGAATTTTTGAAAAACTACCGATTGTTTCAGCCATTAATATCCCTCCCGTTGCAGAATTTCAGCATATGTGTAATTCTGTAGTGTTTCATATGTTTGATTTTTCAATATGTCGTATGTGGCACATTTCACACATTCCACAGTTTCAATCGTACTATCTGCCACGACATGTGTAGAAACATATTCCTGTATTTTACCTACTTCAACATCGTGTGAATTGTACGTTATTGCGATATGTGCAGGTTTAATTTCATTAACGCTTTCAGCAATATCCTGTAACAGCGATGTTTCAAACCCCGCTATTACAACCGTATACTCCGACGGTCGTTCTGTCACTGTGGCATTGTTGTCAAATGAAGTGACAATGTTTTTCAAATTATCAAACGTTGTCGTCGCAGGGTGTAAATATCTAGCTTTAACTCTGCTCCGTCTCAATTCAATTTCATCATCTGATAGTGGAATAAAAAAATCGTTTTCAAAATCACGTATACCGTCTATATCTGCATCATCAATAGACATATTTTTCAAAAATATGTTCATATCAGCGTAGAATTTTTCAAATTCTGCATTGATAGGATTTAACAACCCATTTACATATCGTGATTTACGGTAGTATTTCGGCAGTAATTGCTGAATGTTAATCATAGTCTACTACCCCCAATACTGCAAGTTGTGTGTCAGCTATTGGGATATTTTTATTATCACCGTTTACAGTCAAATCAGCATAGTCATTGACACCATTCACATCCAAAATAGCCTGTCCTATTTTCGCATATGATACATAGCCATTCGTAAATGATACATCTGATAGATATTCGACAATACTTTTTTCTATTTCATTCTTAACATCTGCTGACATATCTACTTTGCAAGATATATTGATTGTAATTTCTTCTGCTGTTGAAACCGTCAACGTTGCTCCGATTGGCTTGACATCATCAATAAATTTTTGCACTTTCTGTATCAGCTCTATAGGTGCTACTTGGTTATCAGCGTCAACAATTACAACTTTGACTGTTCCCGGACCATTCCATAATGGAATACACTTTGCTTCACCAACACCCGGAACAGACTTTGCCCATGTGATATATTGATATTTGTTACCACTTGTTATCGGTCGTGAAACATATTCTTTGTAACGTTCACGCAGTTCTGCGTCCGTTTCTTCGTCACTGCCCCCCGTTGTGGCGTGTGTGTTTGTTATTTTCGTCAATCCATTTATTGTGACAGGGAAACGATTTATATATCCGGCTAATACATTCCCCTGTGTTCCGGCAGTATCACATATAACCGGTGCTGATGCAGTGCCGTCTTCACCGACAGTTACAGTATCGTTTATCGTAAACACAACATTGCCTGCCGCCACTTTACTTCCGGCAGGCAATATCGTTCCCATTGTTCCTGTAACCGTCACCGATCCGATAGCATATGTTGCAATTTTGCGTTGCAGTCCGTAACAGGCAACGCATTTTTCTAAATATGTACCGCTGGCAGTAGAAACGTGCGATTGTTTCCGTACCATTTCTAATTGGTCGTATGCGTTGTCAAATTCGACTGCAACAGATTTTTCAATATCATATGTGTATGTACCTTCGGTTGTATCGTATTGTTCCGGCACCTCTGCCAGAAGACGTTCCGTTATAGATGTTATTGTTTCTGCCATTATAGTGCCTCCTTTAAATCCGTTGTTCCGTAGACTGTTGTAACAGTAAATTCAACTGTTAAATGCGTTCCGTCTACTTTTGCCGAAAAACCGTCCACACTGACAATATCCTTGTTTTTCTCTAAATTTTCAGTAATTTCTCGCTGAATTTCAGATAGCATATAGTCATGCGTGAATGTTTTACCTACAAATGTATCTTTAATTCTCGTTCCGTATGATGTTCCGTTATATATCTTGTACCGTCCTTTTTGTGTTCGTAGCACTTTGCTTATCCAACTTCGTAGTCGATCCATACCGACAACCATTTTCGGACGACCGTTTATAATAACAAAATCACCACGTTCAAAATCAAATGCCGGTTCTGTCGTAACATAATCAGCCATC